CCAGTGTAAACAGTTAATCCCATCGGTTTGCCCTCCTAGTTTTTAGAGTCCAGCCGCCCTGAGTGTAATCCTCATCCATCTGCTTCTCATCAAACAGGCGCATGTTAGCGGCGAAACTTTTTTGATTCACATTCTGGTAGCCAGAGTTCAGGGTGCTCGAGTTGTCATGATGCACAACTGCCTCAATGGTTTTGACTGGCACACCGTGGTGGCGCACTCGGCGCTCTAGGTCATTGTCATCGAAGTAGAGCGGATAGAAACGCTCATCATAAAGTCCAACCTTGTCAACCATGCCCTCACCGAAAACAACTGCAGACCATAGAGGGTTGATGTCTAGGAAGTTGAGCGCCTCAGTGTCTACCTCGCTGGCCACAATCTGCAGAGCGCCAGGTGCAAAGTGTGCATCATCATTCACCAGTAGCCAGTAGGGTGCATAAGGTGTGGCTTTGATAATCAGGTTCCATGCGCCTACCAAACCTAGACCGTAAGGCACACGGATGTGCCAGTGATGTTTGACAAACTCAGAGCGCGGTGCAACCCACTCACCAGTGCCAGAGTTATCAATGATGACTAGATGCTCGACAGGGTAATCAATCGAGGCGATGAGGCGCTCAGCCAAATCAAACCTTTTCAGGGTTGCAAACCCAATCACCGGAATCATTTGTTTAGCAGCCGGTCAATGACAGGAAGCCAGTGCGACTGCCAGACAGTATCAACATCAAACTGCTTAGAGAACTCCACAGCAACCTTGCTAGTGCCCCTGTCAGCCTTGTAAGCCTCCTCAAGGGCGTTCACAATCGAAGGCACAAGTGGCATCTGCCAGAGCGCATTCTGTCCAGCATCCCACATCGGCTGACCCTCAACCATCCAAGAATCCTCAGCCAGCAAGTCGGGGGTTGCGCCCCAACTAGAACCAATCACGCGAGTGCCACAAGCCTGAGCCTCCACTGTCGGGATACCAAAACCCTCACCATAAGACACGGCCAGCATCACATCCATAGCGGTGTAAAGGCCAGCCAAAACATCTTGGCCCATACCGTAACGGTAATCAACAAAAGGCGGAAACATCACAGCCTCTTTCGGAATGCCATACGCGGCGAGCATAGGCAGCAACTGCCAGCCGCCCTGCGAACCAATCGGGTCAGAGTGCATATACAAAACTGCATCAGGGTGTTTCTGTCGGAAGATGCTGAAGGCCAACAAGTTCTCAGAGAAAGCCTTACGGTGAATCAGACCAGAAGCCTTATTAGCGGCAACCATGCCCACAACAAACTCATCAGTCACACCCATGTAAGCGCGGCCAGACTGACCCTCAATGGTGGCAGTAGGTTTGTAAACCTTAGTGTCAATGCCATGCGGCACATACTCACAGTCAATGCCCTTAGCCTCCATCTGGCGCACACCATTCGGGGCCATCGCAATCGGGGTCACATTATCCTTCTTCAGGAACTGCTCAACCAAAGGCGGCATAGTCACATGGTCAAGGGGAGTCCACCAACCCATGTTGACCTTATCCCACTGAGCGCCCTTGATAACCCAGCAATCATACAAACCAATAAGCGCATCCGGCAGGTTAGGGTGCTGGGCTTTAAAGTGTGCATGATGCATCGGGCCCACATCATTAGAGTAAGCCTCAGAGCCGCGAGGGTAGTGAGGTATCTTGCCGAACCTAGTCTGATAAGTTGTGACATTACCCTCAAGGCCGTAGTTGGACAAGGCCGCAGTCTTAGCACCATCCCTAGCCAACCTGTCCACCAGATACTCTGCCTGCTGACCATAACCTGTAGGCTGCCCCGGTGAGTTAGACCACACAGACACTAGGCCCTTGATTTTTGATTTGCTCATGTTCACCCTTTCTTTTCTTCTCACTCTAGCAAAGTCCACAGACAAAGGGAAACCCCCCAAAGCCTACGCGCTCTGAGGGGTTTCCGGTCTTTACTCTGGCGAGTGGCTTATGAAGCGCCACCCTTGAAGTAACCGATGTGGCTTGCGTGGCTGAGTCCGCCATCAAGTCTAATCAATCCACGGTAGGTCACAACATCGGTGTTGAATGCGTAATCTGCAGACTGGTCTACACGGATACCACCGGCAACACGCACCTTGAATGAAGGTAGGTGACCAAATAGAACTGACTTAGCACCGGTAGCGACAGCAGCAACTGCAGGGTTCTCAAAGACTGAGTAACCTAGCAAAGTGCCTGGCTGACCAGCAACTGCTGAATCAGTCCAGATGTAGTTGCCAGCGCCATCCTTCATCTTGCGAGCAGCAGCAATACCAGTCTTGCTCATCTGGAAGCCGAGGCCTGGAAGAACGCGAGCACCGTCAGCGATTCCATACACTAGGTCAATCAGGTTCTCATAGGTTGCAGCACCTGCAACACCAGTGCCACCAGTAACAACTGAGCCAGCAGCAGCAGCCAACTTGGTGGTAAGGATTGAGTTAGCCTGTAGACCTAGAGAGGTTCCTAGTTCCTGAGCGATGTAAGCGGTGATGTCGAAGCCTGCGTCAGAAACAAGTTCTGAAGCAACTGAAACAAGCGCACCATACTTCTCAGCACCAAGGGTGATTGAGGCGAAGGTTGGGTTGCTCTCAGAGATAGCCGAACCTGCTGCAACTGAACCAGAGGTTGAGGTTGCGGTGACGGTTGGGATAACTAGGTTCTCACCTGAAGCGGTGTTGAAAACCTCTGAGGTGGTTAGCATTGGGCCAACCAACTGAGCAATCTGGAACACCTGTGAATAGAAAGACTGTCCGACAGTGTTAGCCGATGGAACTAGTGCAGCGCGTGACTCACGGCCGAACTCATGTCCACGGACTTCACCGCGAGCAATCGCGCGAAGTAGGTCTGCATCGCCAGCAGTTGCGGCGGTAGCAGGTGCGAATGAAGCAGCAGCAACAGAAGCCTCTGATGCGCGCTCTTCGATACGCTGTGCGGTTGCGATTGAAGCATCACGCTGTGCGATGTCTGCCTCTAGGCGTTCAATCTTCTGGATTTCTTCGGCTGATAGGCCACGCACCTCTGCACCATCGAGAACTTCTCGCATCTGTGCAACAAGGTTTGCGCGAACTTCTGCCTGGTTCTTAATGAACTCTGACATAGTGTCATTCCTTTTTTTAGTTTGATAGGGGGATTCCGCCGCGCTAACGCTGAACAGACTAGAGGCCGAGCAAACTCAGAACCTACACTTAATCCTACTAGAGGGTTGCATACCTGCTACAGGGTAGCGAAAACCCCCAGAGCGAAAGGGGTTAACTCTCTGGGGGTGAACTCGCAGTTTAGTTTAGCGAGTTTCCTTCGCAGCAACTACACGGACTTCAGTGGCCGTGGTGCTGGAGTTTAGCAAGTCAATCAGTTCCTTGACAGCGCCCGAGTCTGGGTCACCAGCAATTTCCTTGATGACTGTTACAGCGGTTGCGATTTGTTCCTTGGTTGCCATTATGCGCCCATCTCGACTAGTGCTAACTTCTTCTTGTAAAGAGCCATCACATCGCCATCAGTTTCTTCAATCTTATCGGCTGATAAGCGAGATATAACATTCTGCATTAGAGCGCCCTGTTCGGCGTTCAGTTCCTCGCCAGATTCAATCTTGAGTAGCGCATCAGCCAGAGCATCTGCAGAGATGCCATCGGTTGAGCGAACAGCCACAGTGCCAGAGGTTTGCTCATAGGCTGGAGTGCTAACAAGGCTGACCTCATAGAGTGACACATCCTCAAGATAGCGAGTCTGGCCATCCTGTGACCAAGAATCTTTCTTGACTGAGAAACCGAAAGACATGGCATCAACAACACCGGTGCGCACTAACTCTGCGATGTCACGGCCGAGGGTGGTGTCTGGCAGGGTTGCTGTGACCTTAAGGCCACGCTCATCCTCCACCATTGACAGTGAACCGTTGCGAGTTGAGGCCAGAGGGTTAGAGGTGTCATGATTCCACAGCAGCATCATGCGGTTGCGTGACTGTAGTGAGCGCTTGAAAGCGCCAGGCTTTACAATCTCAGTGAAAGGTAGCGGCAGAGATGGCTGACCAAAAACAGCGGCGTAACCGGTGAAGGTGCGGCCATCGCCATCGGCGCGCAACTCGACATGGTTAGCGCGAGTTTCAATGCCACCAATCGAGCGGCCCTCAGAACCCTCAAGGCGAGCCTTAATCTTCCAAGCAGCACTCAGCCACTTGTCGCGCTGGGCCTCAACAACAACTTCAGTCATCGGCTCACTTTCATTCATGGCTTCAATCTTAGCGATAATTTCCTCAGCCTTGGCCTTGATGTCGCTGTGAGGGTCAACCTCTGGGGCATCATCTGGTTGGTCATACTGCTCTGGCAGTTTCTCAGCAACCATCTCAGGGCGCTGAATCTTCTCCAGTTTGAAAATGTTGATAGGCATGACCAGTTCAGTTGGAACAAAGATGTCATCCTCGAAGTCATATAAGGCCAACACGGCCTGGTCATTCTGAACCTCAGTGACCACAGCCGCAATCTCTGGGTCTAGAACATTCCAAGATACCCAGTCACCAATAGCCAGTTCATCAATGGCAGCGCGCTCTTCACTCATGGTTTCACTCTCTGGCAAATCAGCCGGATTGATTGCCTCGATACCAAGCGAACTGTAAGCGCGCAAAGTATCACGGTCATTTTCTATAGCAGCAACAACATCATAAGTTTTTAGCAGTTCTTCTGCGGTTGCCTTTTTGTAATCTGCCGAATCTGTGTCTGCATTTGACTTCATGATGAGGCGAGAGTAGGTGATGCCAGCAGCAGCCAGCGCATTCTCAGTCTGCAAACGGTCAGAGTCAAGTCGGCCTGTGACAATGAACAGTGCGCCCTCTAGTGACTGCACATAATCCCAAGTCTTAGCAATCAGGCGCTCTTCATCATTCAGCAGTGTGCCGTCAATGTCGCAGATGATGACCTGCTCACCGCCAGCCTTGCGAGTTTCATCAGCGCGGATTCTTTCCACAACTGACTGTGCATAACTTAGTGCGCGCTGCGCAGCATCCTTAGATGGGCCTGAGCCCCACAGCAAGTGAGCAACAACACCGGCGCTCGGATAGTTCTCTGAGTCTGAGTCAGCATCTGGGCTGTCAAGGTCTGGGAGGTGTCGAGCAATCCAAGCAGCAATGCGAATCCACTTGTCATCACTGACAGTTCCCTCAGCCATGAGGCGAGCCTCAGTTACGGTGCGAGCAACAAGACCATCACCAGCCAAACCCTCAGCATAATATTTCAAACCCTGCTTGGCAGCATTGCGCATATACTCGGGCGCATCCTGATTGATAGCCATTAGCCCTGCCTCAATACACCAGCAATAACTGTAGTGCCAGCATCGCAAATGCCATACAAGGCTTCACTAGGATTCAACTCAAGTTGCAGCGGATACTCCAAAACCTCTAGCCCATTTGCGGCTGTAACATTAGGGCCGCCAACATAAAGTTTTTTAGAAGCACCTCGAGCATAGTTGCTGATAGTCACCCTCAGATGACTGGTAGAGGGTTGCACAAGTTGAACCGCTGTGCCATCAACTGTGATGTGCGCCTGAGTGATAGCCATTAGACTCCGTAAACGCTCGCAGGATTCTCAGGGTCAATAGTGTTGACAGCCTGCAACTGAGTGGAAGGCACACCAGTGTGTGCGACAGGTGGGAGGCCTAGAGCCTTGAGAACCTCGGCAGGGTCAAAGCCAATAGCAATCATCTTCTGAGCCATTGACACCTTGCCCTCTTGCTCAGGCAAGTTAGAGGCTGACAGGTTCACATTTGCTAGTGGCACACGGTAAACATCGCCACCCTCAACCCTGCTCAAATCTTCAATGCGGCGAACATCATTGATGCTCATGAAGCCAGACTGCAGGCCGGTTGCGTAAGCCGAGATGCGGCTATTGAAGTCACCGCGCAGTAGACCATCAACATTGAACTTCAGGAAGGCTTGCTCAGGTAGCAGGCGAGAGTAAGACCATTCCAACTTCTCGATGTATGGGCGTAGGCAGTGCTGAACAAACTGGATGCCAGACTGTTCGATACTTGAGTAACTTGACGCACCAGGCACATCCATCATGTGCAGAGGGATGTTGAATAGGCGTGCAACCTCTTCGACAAAGAAGCGGCGTGACTCAATGAACTGGCTCTGGTCATTCTGGATGGAGATGTCTTTGATGGTTGCGCCACCGGTGAGCACAGGCACACGGCCAGACTTGCGCCATCCACCATGACGGTTGCTCATAGAGTCCGATAGTTGACGCGCTTGGTCTGGGGTTAGGTTGCCAGGCACTTCAGCAACAAGTGAGCCGGTCACACCCTGACCAAAGAAAGTAGCAGCGAAGTCTTGCAGGGCGATGCCCAAACCGAGAGCCTCACGCAACCGCTCAATGCGGCTCATGCCAACAACAGCGCCAGGCTCAAGCAGGTCAGTTAGGTGCATCACATCATCAGAGGTCAGCGCCTTGTCCTCGCCCTCATAGTGAAACAGTTTGCGGCCAATCGCTGAGCGGCTAACAGTCATCTTCTGAGGGTCAAGAGCAACAAGGTTCACCACATCGCCATTAGCGTTGCGGAAGATACGCACATACGCGTTGCCCCAGATGAGCAGCGACACAAGCACAGATTGGTAGTGGCCCTGTCGAGTCTGGTCAACATCTGGCTGGTCAACCCATGAAGGCTTAGGGCGGTAAGGCTTGCGGTCACCATCGATGCGCTGGTAAGCATCCACAGGCAAAGTTGAGATGGTGTCAGAGATAAGGCTTACTGCGCTGTAAACAGGGATGAGGCTGAACGCAGTTTTCGCATTTACCTGCGTGCCCGAGTTGTTGCCCAGCACCATATCGCCACCCATTCCCCAAACAGTCTGGAATGAAATGGCGCGCTCTTCGCGCTTGAACCTATCAAAGATGCTTGCCATCATACCTGCCTATAAATAAAACTGAGGAACAATCTCCTCTTCCATTCTAGCCGATGCCCTATCATAAGCCATCATCAAAGCAATAGCATTGTCCACCTTGAGTTTAGGCTGCTTGTAATCCTTAGTAATGCGAGCGCCTCGCGCATCCACCTTAAGCACACAGTTATCAATGTGGCGCGCTAACGCTGGGTCACCGTCATGGATGAACTTGCCATTCATGATGCCATCAAACAGTTTGCCAGTCGCAGGCACAGTGCGCTCAGGTGAGTTGCGATACATCACCACAGGCACACCAGACTCTTGCCATAGCATCAACTCATCAAACCAATAGGAAGGGTCACAGGCCATCTCACGCATGCGAGGGAAGTCTTGATGGAACTGCATAAGCCATGCGGTCACCTCATCCTTAGACACACGCCATGAGTCATCATCAATGGCAAAGTTCTTTTCCCATGACCGCACCAGTTTGACACGGTAAGGGCCACCCTCTTCCAGTGGCATAGCCACAGCCACAAGTGAGGTGGAGTCACCAGACCATGAACCGTCAAAGCCCAGCACATACTCATCATCTGGGCTCATCTCCCAATCCTCGGTGAGCGCCTCCCAAGTGCCAGCAGGCAACCAAGCCATCTTGCTGTTCACCCACTGGTTCAGTCGCTTAGTGCGAAACTCGGCCTCAGGGGTTCTGCGCACCGCGCTCGCAAAGTCTGCTGCAGATACAAGGTCATCAAAGCCTGGGTTACAGGAAGCCCAAGTTTCAGGCAGCCGGTGGTCAGCATCCTCATCAGCCTCCCACCACGCCATGAAAAAGGTTGGGTCAACAACCTCACCAGTAGCAACCTGCTTGCCATACTGGTAAAGGCTGTAAGCAATCGAGTCTTGGCCGGTGCTATCAGTGCGAGTGCCGGCAGTGGTCACACAATACAACTGGGCAATCTTGCCACGGTTACCCATAGCCAGCGAGAACACATCAAACAGGGCGCGGTCTTTATGGGCGTGCAACTCATCCAAAATCACACAACTAGGGTTATAGCCTTCCTTGCTATAAGCCTCAGCAGAAACAACCTTGAGCACATTGCCAGAGGTAGGCACAAACACTGAGTCTTTATAGACATTGCACATGCCACCAAGTTCACAGTCCACAATCATGCGCTTGCACTCTTCAAAGATGATGCGAGCCTGGTCTTTCTCAGCAGCAGCAATGATGATTTCAGCACCATTCACACCCTCAGCGAACAGTTTGAAAATAGCCACACTGGCACTAGCCCAAGCCGATTTGCCGGATTTTCGAGGCATGCCCACAAGGCAAGTCTGAAACAGCAAGTCACCATTCTCATCACGCGCATAAACAGCACGCGTCAAATCCCTCTGCCACTCCCTAAACTGCAAGGTTTGACCTCGATTTCCAGCAATACCATCCTTACCAATCGAGCCAAAAGCCTCAGCAAACTCGACAGCCAAATCACCGTCACCGCGCTCAGCAGCACCAGCAGGAATCGGAGTAAGCCACTTAGGTGGCCAAGCCTTAGTTGCGGTCATTCTTCTTAGCCAGCAGTTCCTCAAGTTTGGTCTTAGTCTTAGCAGACACCAACCCCAAGCGAGTGCGGTCAGCAGGCGAGAACCCCAGCAAAGACAAGCCGCTAATAATCTGCTTCTCAATTTCAATCAGGCTCATGTTCACCGCGCGGTCAACAGGGTCTAACTCCCACACCTCACGCAACCTTTCACGCCGGTCATAAGACTCACACAACATCTGCACTAGCGCTGTGTCCGTCTTTATAGAAATCCACAACTCACCGGCACCAAAAATAGAATCCCAAAACTGCTGACCCACAGGGCCCAAAGGTCTGAGCGGTTCAGTCCACCCATAGTCCAAAGGCGCAATAGCATCATTAGTTCTCATGCCACGCTTCCCAGGATTTCCCTGCAAGATTTTAAGTTCGGCTGGCTTCGGTGGATTAGGCATGCTTCAAGTGTAGCAATTTTCATCGGATTTGAACTGCGG